TGGCAGATGAAGACGATCACCGAGTACGAGGTGCTTTCGTATTTGCAGGAGGATCTGCCACCGGACGTGCTTCAAGCTATGGCGCGCAAGTTCACAACTTTACGCGCAAGTGCGCCGCAGAGCCAGATGACGTTAGGCACGCTATGGTCCGAGGCCACAGCATCACCCCAAGATTTGGAAAACGCACTACAGATGTTCTCAAGGGAATGCTCCGGCCCGCACTGATCCCGGCGCCCGGCAAACAGTTCGTTGTCGCCGACTGGTCAGCGGTCGAAGCTCGCGTCACCGCCTGGGCGTCAGCCGACCCACAGGCTGACGAGGTGCTGCAGGTCTTTCGCGAGGGCCGCGACATCTACAAGCGGGAAGCCGCCGGTATCTACCGGGTGCCCGAGGATAACGTCGATAAAGAGCAGCGCCAGATCGGCAAGGTCGCGATCCTGTCGCTGGGCTTCGGCGGCTCGATCGGAGCGTTTTCGGCGATGGGCCGCAACTACGGCGTCATCATGGCCGAGTCGGACTCTCGCCGCATTGTAGACGCGTGGCGGCGCTCGAACGCCTGGGCCGTGCGCTACTGGACCAAGCTCGAGGACGCCTACACGCGGGCGCTCAGGAATCCTGGGCGGGAGTTTACCGCCGGGCGGGTGACATACCTGTATGACCGCCAACACCTCTGGTACGCGCTGCCGTCGGGGCGCATCCTGTGCTATCCATTTGCTAAGTTTGAGGGTGATGAGATCACTTATGTGAAGGCGGCATGGAAACCGGCGGCGGATGCCAAAGAATGGCCACGGGCACGCTTGTGGCGGGGTCTGGCTTGTGAGAACATAACGCAAGCAGTCGCCAACGATCTGCTGCGGAATGCTTTACGCCAGCTTGATGACGTCGTGCTGCATGTCCATGATGAGATCGTTCTAGAGACCGCCGACCCTGATGCACCCAATACCCTAAAGCAAGTGATGTGTACGCCGCCCGCATGGGCTGCGGGTCTGCCTTTGTCGGCAGAGGTTGAAACTATGACGAGGTATGGAAAATGAGAATAAGACCCATATCGCTTAAACTAGCGCAACAATTTATAGCAGAGCATCATCGTCATAACAGACCGCCTATAGGGCATAAATTTAGCGTTGGTTTATTTACGAGCGAAAACAAATTAGTTGGTGTAGCTGTAGCAGGTCGGCCCATCGCGCGAATGTTAGATGACGGGTTAACATTAGAAATTACTCGTTCTTGTACAGATGGAACCCGCAATGCGAATTCGATGCTTTATGGGGCAATCGTCAGAGCCGCTACCGCGTTAGGCTACGCTAAATGCATCACCTATACACAGCATCAGGAGTCAGGTGCCTCGTTGCGTGGCGCAGGTTGGACTTTGGTAGCGGAGTTAAATGCGAATAAAGGGTGGGATAGGCCTGGACGTAGGCGAGCAGATATAGGGTCCGCCAATATAGCCCGTATACGTTGGGAAAGATTAATTAAATAAAAAAGCCGCCTGGCAGGGCGGCTCTTTCAACTACAAGGACAACAATGAGTTTTTTAGAATTCTACACCAGTCTCGCGCCCGAAGGTGAGACTGCGCTGATCGTGCGCCAGAAGCCCATCCTCGCGGGCGGCCAGATGCAATTCCACGCAGACGGCGCGATCAAGGCCACATGGCCGGCCTACTACCCGAACCACAAGCGCAAGGATGGCGAGAGCTGGTACGGCAACACGGCCTCCTTCATCATCGACCGCTTCAAGGGCAAGCCGAGCGCAAGTATTGCCAACTGCGAGTACATCCTGGTCATGATGTTGGACGACATCGGCACCAAATCGAAAACACCGCCGTTAGAGCCCACCTGGATCATGGAGACGTCGCCCGGCTCATTCCAGTGGGGCTACGTCTTTTCCGAACAGCCGACCAAAGCCGACTTCGCAGCCGCTATCCGCGCGATCGCCAACGCCGGCTACACGGATCCCGGTGCCTGCAACCCGGTGCGCAACTTCCGCTTACCCGGCTCGGTCAATCTCAAGCCCGGCAAGGACGGCTTTAAGGCACAGCTCGCCCGCTTCAATCCCGAGCGCGAATACACGCTCGAGCAAATCTGCGCAGCGCTTGACGTCGTGCCGGACGAGAGCGTGCGGCTGGGGCCGGTGGCTATCCGCGTCGCAGACGACGGCAACGACGATGTGATGCGCTGGCTCTCGGACCAGGGCATGATCCTGCGGCACCCGAACCCCGAGGGCTGGATGGGCGTCGTTTGCCCGAACCACGGCGAGCACACCGACGGCAATCCTGAAGGGCGCTACCACCCGGCCAACCGGGCGTACTGCTGCCTGCACTCGCACTGCCTCGACTTCGACTCGCAGACGTTTCTCGACTGGGTAGCAGGGCAGGGCGGGCCAAAGCACTCGCCTGGCTTGCGTGACGAGCTGCTCGCGCAAGTGATGACGACTGCCTTGTCAAAAATCCCCGATTCAGGCATGTTCGAAGACAGCGCCGAACATATCATCAAGGATATTGAAGCAAAGAACGAGCGCCGGGAATTAAACAGGCTCGAAAAAGCCGACTGGTTTACGAGGTTTGCCTATGTTCAGGAAGATGAGAGCTTTTTTGATCTGGAAGATCGTCGGGAGATTTCTCGATCTACTTTTAACGCACTTTTCCGGCATATCCCCTGCAGGTCCATACATAACGGCAGCAAAATTGAAGCGTCTACATGTTTCGACGAGAATCGCCAATCAGAGGGCGCTCATGCGCTGGTCGGCATAACGTATGCCGCCGGCGAGCCCAAGATCGTCGAGCGTGAGGGCCACCAGTACGGCAACCGCTGGCGCGACGCTCGGCCTGCAGGCATCCCAGGCGACGTGACCCGATGGCTTGCGCATGTCGAGCGCATGATCCCGACCGATTTCGAGCGCGAGCACGTTTTAAACGCGCTGGCCTTCAAGGTCCAAAACCCGAACCAGAAGATCAACCACGCAATCCTGATCGGCGGCCACCCAGGCTCGGGCAAAGACACCATGATGGCGCCGTTTTTCTGGGCCATTGGCGGCAAGACTAAGCAGAACTGCAGCCTGGTCAAGAACGAAGACCTGAATAGTCAGTGGGGCTACGCGCTCGAGTGCGAAGTCATGGAAATTGCCGAGCTGCGCCAGTCTGAGGCACGCGATCGGCGAGCGCTCGAGAATGCCCTAAAACCCATCATCGCAGCGCCTCCAGAGCTGCTACAAATCAACCGTAAGGGCCTTCACCCCTACATGGCTCTGAACCGCGTGTTCGTGGTCGCCTTCAGTAACGAGCGGGCCGCGATCGCTATTCCCTCAAACGACCGGCGCTGGTTTTGCGTCTGGTCCGAGGCCGGCCGCTTGCCCGAGGCCGAGGCTGTCGAGCTCTGGCGCTGGTACCATTCGGGCGGGTTTGAGGCCATTGCATCCTACCTGCACACGCGTGACGTGTCAGCCTTCAACCCTGCAGCCGCGCCGCCCATGACCGAAGCAAAGGCCATCATGATCGACCAGGGCCGCAGCTCGGGTGAATCGTATCTGGTCGAGCTGATTGAGCGCCGGCTGTCGGAGTTTGCGTCCGGCGTGATTGCAGGCCCCTTCCATGCGCTCTGCGACCGCCTGCAGAGCGGCGTAGCAGGTAACCAGCGCATTTACCAGGCGGCGCTGCTGCACGCGCTCAGAGAAGCCGGCTGGGTCGATATGGGTCGCATACACTCGGCTGAATTCCAGAGCAAGCGGCATATCTTCTGCGCGCCTGAACTGGTGGGCCTGCCGAAATCAGAATTGCGCCGCATGGTCGAGGAAGTACCGGCACCGCAAGCCGTCCGCCTAGCCTAATAAAAAAAGCCCGTCAGGCCTTAAACCTGACGGGCAATCCGCCGGAGGGAGTGGCGGAAGACTCGAGCGTTGCTGAACGCTACGGCCGGAGAGTAGCCGCGTTACAATCGTCGCACAAGTACCCACAAGCCGACAATCACTTTTATCGCAATGGTTAGCATGTCGGGCCTTCCTGCAGCGCTTCAGCAGCCGCTTGCTCGATATCTTTGATAACCTGATCTTTGAGCAGCTCGACGACATCAACGCCGCCAGCATACGCGTGGATCAGCCAGGCGCCGCCGCTCCAGCCGACTGAGCGATCGGCCGGCTCCCAATCTACAAAGCAAAGCAATTCAGTGTCGCCGTGAGTGTATGTGTACGGCCAAAGATGCTGCGGCCAGTGTGGGCCGCTGATATCGGTATGCGTTTTCATTCTGCAATTTCCTCCAGTAGTGGCATTGACGGATCGTATTGCGCCGTGCTTTTGGTGTTTAATTCCGGCCAGTACTGGACCGGCTGCAGAAAATTGAGCTTGTCATATTGGCGCACGTATTCGGCCGTGCTCAAGTCCGATCGGACCGGAAATTTCCGGATGTCTTTGGGCTTTTTCGGTTTCCAGGGTTTGCGCGCCGCTTTGGCAAGCTCGATCGGATCGCGGTCGAATTTCACGCGGTACGTGGTACCGTCAATATTTATCGTTTGCATAATTCAGTCTCCATCAAGTAAGTATTGATCAAGTGTAGGGCTGTCTCAGCGCTTGCCAGGCCTTCAAACGGCTCAGGATCATCAAGCGCTTTGGATAACACCTCTCTGGCTTTCCAGAGTAGTGATTCATTCGAGCCGATGAAACCAGCCGTTTCTTGCGCGCGCAAAAGCGCCGTTTTGAGTTTTGCCATTGTGTTATCCCTCTAGGTTAAATAGTGCAACAGCCGCAACAGGGTGCATCAATACACCGGCCGCGCGCGTTTTGATAGTACGTTTGCGGGCCGTTCTCGCCGTAAAGCGTGATCGTATCCACGGCCGTGCGGCGCCGCTCGAGCAAAACCGTGCGGCCTTTGGACCATTGGATCAGGTCGCCGGCCAGTATGCGCGCGCCGGTAGCGGCGCATATGCCGGTATATTTTGCGGTTATCGTGCGCATTAATAATCCCTCCCCTTGATTTGAACGAATCCGCCGGTGTCGCGTTTTGCTTTACCTTTGGCATAGAGTGCTACTACCACGCCGGCCGGCTCGATATGCCTAACATCCGTGTCGTCGCCGTCAACGACCGGCCAGCCGCGAAATTCGGCCGGTATATCGCTCTGCTTTTGGAATACCACGGCCGTGCGTTTATTTGCTGGATTGATCAAACCCTTGATTGAAATCGGTTTCGGCGTGATAGCGGAAAATGAGTACGTCAGGTCATAATTGCCGGCCGTTTTGCCGTCTAACTTGCGGCTTGGGTGCTTTGTGTAGTCATAAAACTGTACGTCAGCGAACAGCTGGAAGATCGTTTTGCCGTCAATTTGAATGTTTTCAAAGGGTATATCTGACGTGCCGTTCGGCCGTACCAGCGGGATCAATCCGAGCTTTTCCGCACGGCGTGCGTGCGACCATACGTCAGCGGCCATTGAGAGCATAAACGCCCGTTGATTCTCGCGGAAAAACGCGGTTTTCGCCGCTCTAGCCGCTTGCACGGCATTAAACGCACCACGGCCGGATGATTTCAGGCACGGCTCAAAACAGCCGGCCATTATCGCGAACGGACAGAGCTTTTCATCCGGCACTAGATAACATATGGCCGTCAGATAGCCGATTTTCTGGCCTTTGATCGTTTTGGCGCTGGATTCGCCCAAAATCGGCCGATAGGGTAGATTTTCACGTTTTAGTTGCGCTTTGAACGGGTTTTGCATGGTCGGTTCCCTTCAGTTATTAGAATGACAGCAAAAAGACAAACATCAGATAAACGAATGCGCCGGTAATTAGCGCGGCGATATATTGAAAAGGTGTCATGATTCGCCCCTATTAAATAAAAGATAAGCCAGTGACGCGGAAACATGCGCCAGATTCGGTTTCGATATCCATGGTGCCAAATTTGTATACGGCAAGAACAGTGACAGTCTGCAATTTGCCGTAAACGGACATTTTGATTTTTTGGCCGACGATAGGTTTTGAATTCATGTTTTGCCCCTTATCACAAAGTAAACATAAGATATGCGGTGAACAGCATGGCCGCGCAATAAATCGCTGAGAGAATCTCGAATCCGTAATTTTTCATTTTTTGCCCCTTTGGGTAGTGGCCGGCTTTCGCCGGCCGTTTGATTTAGATTCTGAATTCAACGTGTCCGGCCAAACGAAGGCCTTCGGCTAGTGCAATTAAATCGCGGCGGCTTTTGTCAGTACGTGCCACGCGGATTAATGAAGACAATATGCGCGCGGCGGAAATGTCATTTCCTGCGTTAACGTGTGATTCGACGATCGCGGCTTGTTTGGTTTCAAATTTAGTCATTTTTGGCCCCGGGTAGTTTGTAAATAATTGTGTTACGCGTACAGGTTAGACCATAAATCGGCATGTGTCAAACAATCTTTTGCATTTTCATGCGTTTTTTTGCTTTTGGCGCGGTTTATGGTCATCAATGGTCATTTTATGGTCATGTTTTTGGGCGCGATGACCAGCCGAAAACGTAGCCTGGCTGCGGGTTTTGCGGATTTATGGTCATATGGTCATTATTTTTTTAAGTTAGTAAGTAAGTAGATATATGGGTGAAAATTTTAGGCTCTGCGAAACTTTACGGTCGCACGTTCACGCAAAAATTTAAAATTTCGCGTTGGGGTCGGCGCGATTTAAAATGATGACCATAATGACCATTTGACCATTTTATATTTTGATAACACGTTTTTTTAGGGGTTTTGCTTATGCCTGCTGGCCGTCCTGCTTCGGTTAGAACTCGCCACTTTTTGCGCCATTTGACTGAAACGGAAGTGGCGATTTTGGCTCACGCCGGTAATGGCGATATCAGCGCCGGCTTTCGGAATCTATTAGACTGGTATCAACAAATGCATTGTCAGCCTGGCAATGCTAATGATTTTGTTATATCTGGCGATCGATCGCCGGCTAATAACTTGCGGCCGTAAGGTACTGGCAAAAAGGCCCCTCTCCCCCTTGCACTCTGACCCTAATTAAAATCTATCAATCCTGGCCTGGCAATAGCCAACCCCTATCCCCATAGTCTGCATCTATAGCAAAAACTTCGACGTTATATAACGTGCGTTATGTAAAACGCGGTCGATAGCAGATAGCTATGAATTCGTTGCTTTTCTGATAATTATCAGGCTGACAACATGGGGGGGAGGGGGGTCAGCCTCTACTATAAAATTTAGGCCACCCTCCTACCCCCATGAAAAGTGAAATTAGCCTTTCAGCAAACTGCCCAACGCCTTTAGAAAAAAGGCTACAATCCACGCAGCTTCCCCACACAGGAAAAAAGCCATGCCAGCACCGATCAAAGACCCGCCTTACGTGCCACCGGCCACGCTACCCAAGACCGACAATCAGCGCATCAAAGAGCTGAAAAAGATGCTGATCGAGGGCAAGGGCGAGCAAGTCGTCCAGAAAGTGCTCGACATCGCGCTGGACGACGGCCACCCAGGCCAGATGGCAGCGCTAAAGCTCTGCATGGAGCGTGCGCTACCGACCAGCCTGTTCGAAAAGACGGCCGCGCAACGCAGCGCGATCAACATCACCATCTCAGGGCTCTCCAGCCCGCCAGAGCTAAAGGACATCACGGATGTCGGACCTTAACTTCCAGTTACTACCCTGGCAGCAGGAGGTCTTCAACGACCCAACGCGCTTTAAAGTGGTGGCCGCTGGCAGGCGTTGTGGCAAGTCTAGGTTAGCGGCTACTACGCTGATCATCGAGGCGCTGCGCTGCCCGCCTGGCTCGGCGGTCCTGTACGTAGCGCCCACCAACGGTCAGGCGCGACAGATTATCTGGAATGTGTTGTTAGAGCTGGGCAAGGAAGTGATCGCCGGCAGTCATGTGAACAATCAGGACATCACGATGGTCAACGGCGCGGTGATCTACGTGCGTGGCGCGGATCGGCCAGACACCCTGCGAGGCGTGTCCTTGACCTACGCCGTGCTAGACGAGGTGGCGGACATCAAGCCCGAAGCCTGGGAGCAGGTCATTCGCGCGTCTCTGTCCGACAAGAAGGGTCGCGCCATGTTCATTGGAACGCCCAAGGGTCGAAACTGGTTCAACGACCTATACAAGTTAGGACAGACGGGCGACGACACGGACTGGAAGAGCTGGCACTTCACGACCAAAGACAATCCGCTGATTGACCCGAAGGAAATCGAGTCGGCGAAAAAGACGCTATCGACCTTTGCATTTAAGCAAGAGTACATGGCAAGTTTTGACAACGCGGGCTCGGACATCTTCAAGGACGAGTGGATCAAGTATGGCGAGGAGCCGGACTATGGCAGCTACTTCGTGGCGGTGGACTTGGCCGGGTTTGAGGAAGTGGCCAAGCAGGCGGCGAACTCGAAGAAGCGACTGGACGAGACGGCGATCGCGATCGTGAAAGTGACGGACGACGGCAAGTGGTTCGTCAAGGACATTCAGCACGGGCGCTGGGACATCCGCGAGACGGCAGCGAAGATTCTAATGGCCATGCGCGACTACCGGCCCCTGTCGGTCGGGATTGAGCGAGGGGCACTAAAAAACGCGGTTTTGCCGTATTTGAGTGATTTAATGCGCAAAAATAATGTATATTCGCACATAGTTGATCTCACGCATGGCAACCGGAAAAAGGCTGACCGGATCATCTGGAGCCTCCAGGGTCGGTTCGAGCACGGCAGGATCGTGCTCAACCAAGAAGGTGATTTTGAGACCTTTCTTGACCAGCTGTTGATGTTTCCGGCGCAAGGCGTCCACGATGACCTACCCGATGCGCTCTCTTACATTGACCAGCTGGCGGTGACTTCCTACTTCATCGACGATGCTGACGATGATTGGGAGCCGATAGACGTAATTTCTGGGGTGTAGGATGGACCAAAACGATTTTGACCAGCCCACTGAGAACGATAAAGAGCTTATCGCTTTCGTGGTAGACCACTGCGACCGCTGGCGCGACTACCGCAACGTCAACTTTCTCCCGCAATGGGAAGAATATGAGCGCATCTTCCGTGGTGAATGGGCCATCGAAGACAAGACGCGCGACTCTGAACGCTCCCGCATCGTAACCCCCATGACGCAGCAGGCGGTCGAAACCAGACACGCTGAGATCATGGAGGCGATCTTTGGTTCGGGCGAGTTCTTCGACATCAAGGACGACGTCAAGGACATCGACGGCAATCCGATGGATGTCGAGATGATCAAGATCCAGATGATGGAGGATCTGAAAAAGGACAAGTTCAGGAAGTACGTCGATCAGATCGAGCTCTTGGCTGAGATTTACGGCACGGGTATCGCCGAGATCACGGTCACGATGGAAAAAGAGTACACGCCAGCCACGCAACCGATTCCCGGCATGCAAGGTCAAGCGGCTATCGGCGTGCAAGAGACGGATCGCGTCTCGGTCAAGCCCATACCCGTGAATCCAAAGAACTTCCTGTGGGATCCCAACGGCACGTCGGTGGACGACTGCATGGGTGTGGCGATTGAGAAGTACGTCTCGATCCACAAGGTGGTGGCCAACATTGAAAAGGGCGTCTATCGTAAGGTCAACATCGTGCCGACCTACGACGACACGGACTTGGAACCTACGCAAGAGGTCAGCCAGTACCAGAACGAGAAGGTCAAACTGCTGACCTACTATGGTCTGGTGCCTAAAGAGTATCTGGCGAAGTTGAACAGCGAAGACGAGGAAATGGTCGAGCTGTTCCCCGAAGATTCGGCGGCGGAAGAGTACACCGACTTGGTCGAAGCTATCGTGGTCATCGGCAACGACAGCATGTTGCTAAAAGCCGAAGAGAATCCGTACATGATGAAGGACCGTCCGGTATTGACCTACCAGGACGACACGGTGCCCAACCGGCTGCCTGGCCGTGGCACGGTGGAAAAAGCGTACAACATGCAAAAGGCGATCGATGCCCAAGTCAGAACGCACTTGGACTCGCTGGCGCTAACTGCAGTGCCGATGGTGGCAATGGACGCCACCCGTCTGCCACGGGGTGCCAAGTTTGAGGTGCGGCCGGGCAAGGCGTTCATGACCAACGGCAACCCGTCCGAGATCCTGTACCCGTTCAAGTTTGGCCAGACTGATGGCAACAACCTGACCACCGCGCAGGCGTTCGAGCGCATGCTGCTGCAAGCCACAGGCACCTTGGATAGCCAAGGCATGGTGAGCCAAGTGGCCCGTGATGGCGGCAATGCAGGCATGTCAATGGCGGTGGCGACCATCATCAAGAAGTACAAGCGCACGCTGGTGAACTTCCAGGAAGACTTCCTGATTCCGTTCATCAAAAAAGCGGCGTTTCGGTACATGCAGTTCGACCCCGAGCGCTATCCATCGGTCGATCTGAACTTCGTGCCGACCGCCACACTGGGTATCATCGCCCGTGAGTACGAGCAAGCGCAGTTTATCGCCTTGCTGCAGACCCTTGGCCCCGACACACCAGTCTTGCCGCTGATTCTGAAGGGTATTGTGGCCAACAGCTCGCTGTCAAACCGCATGGAGCTGATGGAATCGCTGACGCAGATGGCGCAGCCTAACCCAGAAGCGCAGCAAGCAGCCATGATGCAGCAGCAACTGGCCATGCAGGCAGCGCAAGCGCAGATTGCGGTCAACCAGACGCAGGCTGAACGCAACCGGGCGGAAGCCATTAACACCACAATCGAGACGAAATTAAAGCCGATTGAGGTGCAGAGCAAGATTATGGCCGCCAATACGCAGAATCTGCCAACTAACGACGAGATGGCGTCCAAAGAGTTTGACAAACGGGTGAAGATCGCCGAATTGATGCTAAAAGAAGCCGACATCAAGAACAAGTCGAAGATTGTCGAGATGCAAATGGCTAAAACAGCCGAAGATAACCTAAAAGTTGATAATGACTTTTTAGAAGAGCTCTCTAAAGGGTTACGCTAATGAGTGACATCATAAAAAACCTTAATTTAGATAGCATGAGCCTGTCAGAACAGGTAAAACTTCTGTCATCTATCGAAAAAGCATTAGTAAACAGCAAAGTACGCCAAAAAGAATTGGTAAAAACCAATACGGATTTGGTTTTACAGTCGTTAAAAAAGATACGTAACGACATAGAAGATAAATTTAACCTTTTTGAGCAAAGTTTTAACGATAAAGCAGCCAAAATTGAAGGGCGGCCTGGCAAAGATGGCCGTGATGGTAAGGATGGGCCACCTGGTCCTCGAGGACTAGAGGGAAAAAACGGTAAAGATGGTCGTGATGGGCGCGATGGCGTAGATGGTAAAGACGGCGTATCGGTTACAGACGCAAAAATCGATTTTGACGGTTCGTTAGTTATTACTTTATCGACTGGCAAAGAGATAAATGTCGGTGAGGTAGTCGCACCCAATCTAGCTGAACAAATCCGTCATGTCACTACCATGTCCACTAACAATGGCGGTGGTGGCATTAGCTCGGTTGCTTCTGCCGATGGCAGTGTGACGGTAACTACCACTAGCGGCGCCGTAGATTTATCTGTAGCAGTAGCTGCATCAACCACGAATGTAGTTGCTCAAGTTAGAAATACTACTGGCGCAACCCTGACTAAAGGAACGGTAGTCTATATCTCTGGCGCTACAGGTCAAATTTCTACTGTAACCAAAGCTCTTGCAAGCGGCGATACTACTTCAGCACAGACGTTAGGTGTTATATCGGCGGATCTAGCAAATAACGCAAATGGATATGTAACCATCATCGGTTTGGTTACCGGGATGGATACGTCGGCGTACTCCGATGGAACGCAGTTATATTTAAGTCCTACAGTTGCTGGTACGTATACGAGTACAAAACCTTACGCTCCTGATCATCTTGTTTATGTAGCTATTGTTGAGTATGCACACCCTACGCAAGGAAAACTATTTGTTAAAGTACAGAATGGCTATGAGTTAGATGAACTGCATAATGTTGCTGCGCAATCGCCTAGCAATGGCCAAACCATTGTATATAACAGCACAACAGATCTATGGGAAAAAAGTAACTCACCAAGATTAGATCCTAGAAGTGTTTCTGCTGCTACAGCTACATCTTTAACGCCTGATATATCAGCAAAAGATGTATACGCTTACACAGCATTAGCTTCAGGATTAACAATAAATGCGCCTATTGGCACGCCAGTAAACGGCAATAAATTATTGTTTAGATTTTTGGATAATGGTACGAGCCGGTCATTAACCTGGAACGCTACCTATACTGCTATAGGTGTCACCCTACCAACCTCCACTACTGCTGGTAAGACAACGTATGTGGGCTGCATTTATAACGCCGACAATACCCGTTGGGATGCCATCGCGGTTACAACTCAAGCTTAATCATGAAGATTGATTTTTGTTTTGATACTCAGTATGGCAAGTTCTGCGATGCTTTGCATTTGCCAGACGATCATACGTTTACTGAATCAGAAATTGAAGCAATGAAACAGCAACGTCTGGATAACTGGATTGCTGTCATTACTGCTCCTCCAGAAGAACCAAAGGAATGATAAATGGCAGATCGCTATTGGGTTGGTGGATCAGGTACATGGAACACTACCAACACAGGTAACTGGGCCGCATCATCTGGCGGTGCTGCAGGAGCATCTGCGCCTACGGCTGCGGATAACGTCTTTTTTGACTCCAACTCAAACACAGGTACAGGCGCGTTTACCGTTACGGTATCGGCTGCGGTTTGTAACGATATAACCATTGGTGGGGCAAGTGCGCCACAAGCATTAGACGGTGCAATGACGCTTGCTTTTTCGTCATCTACACTTACCGTATCTGGCTCATGGACAAATCAAGCCACTAACTTTGCTGCAACAAATACAGCAGGAACACTGACGTTTAATGCCACGACTACAGGCAAAACAATTACAACGAATGGCGTAACGATTGGTGTTGCTACTACACTCAATGGTGTTGGTGGAGCATGGACGTTGGGTTCTGCGTTAAATATTGGTTCGTTTACGCTTACACTAACAAACGGTACGTTTGACACATCAGCAAGTAATTATTCCGTTACTGCGGCTGCATTTTCTTCAAGTAATTCAAACGTAAGGACAATAAATTTAAACAGTTCAACAATTACACTAACTACTTTTAACTTTGCTTGGACTATGACAACCAGCACAAATGCAACGTTAAATGCTGGTATGTCAACAATAAATTTTACGTCTAATTTAGCTGCATCGTTTGCTGGTGGGGGGCTTACTTACTACAACGTATCTTTTGCAAGTACCTCTTCTCTTACAGCTTCTAAACAAATTACTGGCGCAAACACATTTAATAATCTGACGTTTTCAACTCCAGCCGCTGCTGCATTAAACAACATCACTTTTGGCGCAAACCAGACAATCAATGGAACTCTAACAGTCAACGGTTCTAATGGTAACCGCAGACAATTTGTTCGTTCCGATACGCTTGGAACATCACGCACACTAACTTGCGCGGCTATTGCTGCTATGACTGATGTTGACTTTAGAGACATCACAATAGCTGGCGCGGCTGGTACGTTGTCTGGTACTCGATTGGGAGACTGCGGCGGCAACAGCAATATTACATTTGTGGCTGGTGCAAACAAGTATTGGAACTTGGCGGCTGGTGGTAACTGGACTGCAACTGCTTGGGCAACAAGTTCAGGTGGAGGCGTAGCAGATACTAACTACCCACTACCTCAAGACACGGCAATTATTGAAAACACAGGATTAACTGCTGGAAACACCATAACAATCAATGGTAACTGGAATATCGGTACGTTAGACGCATCAACACGTACTAATGCAATGACGTTAGCGTCAAGTACAAATACGCCAACTTTCTACGGCGACTTTACTTACGGATCAGGCGTAACACCTACCGGAACTGGAACATACACATTCTGTAATAGTTCCACAAAGACACTTAATTCTGGTGGTATTACATTTACTCAGCCAATAACAATAGATGCGCCCGGCGGCGGTATTCAACTTATTACAAACAATCTGACGTTAGGCTCAACGCTTACCACTACTTTAACGCAGGGTACGTTAAACCTGAACAATCTTACACTAACAACAGGTTTATTTTCTTCAAGCAACTCAAACACAAGAACAATTGCATTTGGTACTGGGAATATATCTTGTTCTGGTACGGGTACGGTTTGGACAAATGCAGTCTCAACTAATTTAACAACAACTGGTACTCAAGTAGTCAACGTAACTTCATCAGGGTCAACTGCTATTACTGTCTCAACAGGTTCATTATCAGAAGCAAACTCCATTAGTTTTAATTTTACTGGCGGTACATATGCACTTAGTTTTTTAAGTATAACTGGTTATGCCGCAAGAAATGTAAACTTCACAGGTTACTCGGGTACATGGCAAGCAACGTCTACTGCAACCATATACGGTAACTTAACGCTTTCTAGTGGAATGTCATTAACCGCATCATCTTTGACAATGACATTCGGAGCAACAAGCGGAACTAAACAAATTACCAGCAATGGTAAAACAATGGATTTTCCAATTAGCTTTAATGCTCCTAGTGCAACATACGTTCTTCAAGATGCTTTAACAATAGGGTCAACAAGAAACACGGCTTTTGTATCGGGTACCGTTAATCTTGCTGGATTTACTTTAACAACTGGTACAGCATCCTCACAGGGAGCTAACACAAGAAACATAACATTTAACGGTGGAACGTTGTTAATTTCTGGTAGTGGATCAACTGCTTGGAATGCTACTGGTGCTGGTGGATTTAGTACAACACAAGGTACTGGAACAGGTGCGATTTCAATGACATCTGCTAGTGCTAAGACATTTGCTGGAGGTAGTTTCACTTACAACTGCACATTAAACCAAGGCGGTGCTGGAACGCTGACCATTACCGGCGCAAATACGTTTAACGACATTGCTAATACGAACGCTACCGCAAGCCAGATTACGTTCCCTGTTAGTACAACAACGGTAAATAACTTCACCTTGTCCGGCACATCCGGCAACTTGGTGTCAATCCGTAGCTCTACTGGAGGCACTCGATTTACACTATCCGATGCTTCTGGCACTGTATCCGTTTCTTATCTTGATATTCAGGATAGTGCAGCTACAGGTGGCGCTACTTGGCAGGCATTTGTAGCAAATGGTAACGTAAACTCAGGCAATAATACTGGATGGAATTTTGGTCTTGCTACCGGCAATTTCTTAATGTTTTTTAACTAATACTATGACGCCAGAATTGCAACGCTATTATGAAGATCGGTTTGCCATGATGGCCCACCAGGGCTGGCGCGATCTATTGGAAGATATTGACGGAATGATAACATCTTTAAATAATGTATCCACTATTCAAGACGAAAAGGATTTACAATTTAAGAAGGGTGAGTTATCTATCCTAAATTGGCTGAAAACCCTGAAACAGGTCAGCGAAGAGGCATACGAGGGACTCAATGAGAAAGATCTTTGAATTTCTCTGCGAAAGTGGAGAGCGCATCGAACGATTTGTCGAATATGAAGACAAAGTAGTTCGTTGCAATTGCGGCAAGACGGCCAGCCGCACCATATCTGCACCGGCGTTTAAATTGGAAGGGTGGTCGGGAGCGTTTCCAACAGCTCACGCAAAGTTTGATAAAAGCCACCGAGACAAGCTAAAATCCGAGCAGAAGGCGAACAGATAAGCAGAAATGCCCTGTTCATGTTTAATCCTGAGAACCAAAAGATGGCAGGAAAAGGAACTTCGACATGTTGATTGATAAAGAACCAGAGATGCCTAGTGAGTTGGAGGCAGAAGAAGCGAAACTACCTGAACTAGCAGCGCCCCAAGTCCCAGAATTGCCAGACCGCTATCGCGGAAAGTCGATCGAGGACATTGTCAAGATGCACCAGGAGGCCGAAAAGGTCATTGGGCGCCAGGCGCAAGAAGTCGGGGAAGTGCGGAAACTGGCCGATGAGCTCATCAAGCAGAATCTCTCGTCAAAACCTCAACCTGTTGAGAAGGCAGAGCCTGAAGTAGACTTTTTTGAAGACCCTCAAAAGGCGATTCAAAAGACCGTTGAGACACATCCTGACGTACTTGCTGCCAAACAGGCAGGTATTGAGTTCAAACGGATGCAAACTCAGCAGCGCTTGGCGCAAGAGCACCCAGATTTCATGGAGATCGGGGCAGATAAGGACTTTGAGACATGGATTAAGTCGTCTCAGGTTCGTCTGGAGCTCTACGCACGGGCGGATGCCGGGTTTGATTTCGATGCGGCCAATGAATTGCTGACAACCTACAAGCAGATACGCGGTATCAAGCAAAAGCAGGCGGATCAATCCGGTAAGGAAGCCCGCCAGCAGACCTTGAAAGCCGCGCAGGTAGATGTAGGGGGTACCGGAGAGAGTTCAAAACGTGTCTATCGCAGGGCTGACCTAATTCGGCTGAAAATGACCGACCCGGCTAGATACGATGCGCTGTCCGATGAAATTATGGCGGCCTATGCAGAAGGACGGGTCAAGTAAATTTTACTTTTGACTTTAGGAGTTAGACATGGCAACCGCATTTTCCCCAGCAAATAGTGTAACAACCACAACAGCAGCAACCTTTATCCCAGAGATTTGGAGTGATGAGATTGTTGCGGCCTACAAAAAGAACCTGGTTCTGGCCAATGTTGTGATGAAGATGAACTTCAAGGGCAAGAAAGGTGACACCGTTCACGTTCCCGCCCCAACCCGTGGCTCGGCTTCGGCAAAAGTAGCCACCAATGCAGTCACACTGATCGCCGCGACTGAATCTGAAGTTCAGATCCTGATCAACAAGCACTACGAGTACAGCCGCCTGATCGAAGACATCGTCGAAGCTCAAGCTCTGAACTCGCTGCGTCAGTTCTATACCAGCGATGCTGGCTATGCACTGGCCAAGCAAGTTGACACCGATCTGGTTCAACTTGGCCGCGCGTTTAACGGCGCCACCATTGGCACTGATGACTACGCAACTTCGGCGTCCAGCACCAAAGCTTATATCGGCTCGGACGGCACCACTGCGTACAACAGCGCGACCTCGAACGCTGCTGCCCTGACCGATGCTGCAATCCGTCGTACCATCCAGCGTCTGGACGACAACGACACCCCAATGGACGGTCGTTTCTTCATCATCCCACCATCCAGCCGTAACACGCTGATGGGTCTGGCTCGCTACACTGAGCAGGCATTCGTGGGTGATGGCAACGCCATCCGTAACGGCGAAATCGGCAACCTGTACGGTATCCCTGTGTTCGTGACTTCCAATGCTGATACTGGCGCTGGTAACTCGGGCGCTGACCGTATCTGCCTGATGGGCCACAAGGAATCGATGGTTCTGGTTGAGCAGATGGGCGTTCGTTCGCAGACCCAGTACAAGCAGGAATACCTGGGCACGCTGTTCACGTCCGACATGCTGTATGGCGTTAAAGCCATGCGTACTGCCGCGACTACGGGTGCTGCAACCTCGTCCTCGGCTTTTGCTCTGGCTGTTCCAGCCTAATTAAACTCCCCGGCTTCGGCCGGGGATTTTTAACCTAATTAGGAGAACATCATGGCAACTGCATCTTCCGTAACAGTCCGCGCTGGCAATGACCAGTTTCGCGGTCTTTTCTCAAATACTTGGCTAGTCAAGGCCACACTGGATGCTGGTTCGCTGGCTGATGGTGCGGGTGAGACTGATGACGTCACCGTCCCCGGCGTAGCGCTTGGCGACATGGTGATTGGCGCTTCGTTGGGCGTGGATTTGGTGGGTATTACGGTCACTGGCTATGTCAGCGCCGCCAATACGGTCAAATTCCGTCTGCAAAACGAATCTGGCAGTACCGTAGATCTGGCTTCGGCCACACTGCGTATTGTTGTAGCTCGTTCACTGGCGTAAAAACTGGGGGCCACCGCCCCCAGTTTGCCTTCTGGAGATTTTATGGCGACATTCAAATGTTTGGTCAGTGGCCAAACGGTTACGTTCGTTCATCAGCACGATATCGACAGCATGAAAGGCCATCAGGGCTACGTGCGGGTTGATGAGCCTGAAGAACCTGCGGACGGAGTGTCATCTTCGGTCATCTTAACGCCGCCAGCCAAACGCATGGGGCGTCCAAGGAAACTAGAAAATGTCGGAAATTGACCCACGCGAGTTTGGAAAACTCGAAGCCCAGGTGGAAGCACTCCAAGTGGAGGTGCACGCCTTGCGCGAAGACGTTAAAAAACTGCTGGAGATGGCCAATAAATCCAAAGGCGGTTTTTGGGTAGGCATGGCGATCGTGTCGGCCATTAGTGGTGCGGCGGCGTTCATCATGGATCGGGTATTTTTCAGATGAAAACCGGCCTGTTGTCCGGCAAACAATGCCCTGTGGCAACACAGGACGTGTCTGTCAATCTGAAGAACCGCAACCATGCGTTCAAAGAGTATGGTTATGGGCCACCTAATCCGAATGAGGCAAACACGGCTTTTTGGATGAAAAAAGCCACCATGTATAACGCTCCTACGGCCACGGTAAAAGGCATGCGGTGCGGTAATTGCGCGGCTTTTATCCAGACGCCAGCCATGATGCAGTGCATCATTGGGGGTTTGGAAAAAAACGAAGGCAAGAATGAGTTGTCTTACGATGAGCAGTTTGTAGCCGCTGCCGATCTTGGCTACTGCGATTTGTTCCAGTTTACTTGCGCGTCGAATCGTACTTGCGACGCGTGGAAATCAGGCGGTCCTATCACCAAGGAGTGATCATGAAGATGAGCAAAGGCCAAAAGAAAGTCGGTAAGGTCATGCACGAATACAAGGCAGGTTCCTTGCATTCCGGCAAAGGCGGCTCTGTCGTTACATCTAAAAAGCAGGCAATCGCCATTGCGCTGTCTGAGGCTGGCATGGCCAAGAAAAAGGCCAAGAAATGAAAAAGCCAATCTGGGAGCAGAAGCGGCCTGAAAAGTTAGGCCCGTCCAAACCCTTGGCGCCTGCCAAAAAGGCAGCGGCAAAACGAATGGCAAAGGCCGCCGGACGGCCCTATCCCAATATGGTCGATAACTTGAGGGCAGCGAGGAAGAAATGAAAACTCCAGCTTGGCAAAGAAAGGCCGGTCAAAATGCAAAGGGCGGCTTGAATGCCAAAGGCCGGGAGTCTTATAATGCAGCAACTGGGGGCAACCTCAAAGCGCCGGTAAAATCTGGCGACAACCCGCGACGAGCTTCTTTTCTCGCCAGGATGGGCAATATGCCCGGTCCCGAGCGTAAAGACGGTCAGCCTACTCGGCTCTTGCTGTCTTTAAATGCTTGGGGGGCATCATCCAAGGCAGATGCAAAGGCAAAAGCTAAAGCTATATCCGCAAGGAATAAGGCGAAAAGCAAATGACCTACTTGGAACTCGTCAATGATGTCTTGGCCCGCCTGCGAGAGACGCAGGTGACAACGGTCGGCCTGACTACCTACTCTTCCCTGATCGGCAAGTTCGTCAATGACGCCAAGCGTCAGATTGAGGATGCTTACGACTGGAATGCGCTTGGGCAAGAGATAACGATCACTACTTCAGCAAGCACTTATGAATACTCCATGACTGGCGCCGGGCAGAAATTCCGTGTTACCAGCGATCCATTGAACACCACCAGCAACGTCGTTATGCAGGTTATCCCTGTAGGCGACATGCGCCGCAAGCAAAATTTGCAACCCACGGTTACCGCAGTCCCCACGGAATATTGCTTTGAAGGTGTGGATGGCAACGGCGACGCCAAGGTGCAATTGTGGGGCCGCCCTAACGGTGTCTACAGTATCAAGTTTTTCCTGTCGGTGCCGCAAGCCACGCTGTCGTCGGACTCCACTTCCGTATTAGTGCCAGATGTATTGGTGACTCAGAATGCTTACGCCAGAGCGCTGGTTGAGCGCGGCGAGGACGGCGGTCTTAATTCGTCTGAGGCTTACGCGCTGTACAAAACCATGCTGTCGGACTACATTGCTTTGGAAGCCACTCGCTTTCCTGAAATGCAGGAGTTTTACGCTTCATGAGCCAGCCACTGCGCATCGATACAATCTCGGCGCCAGGCTTTTATGGCCTGAATACCCAAGATTCCCCGCTTGATTTGAACGCTGGTTTTGCGCTAGTCGCAACTAACTGCGTCATCGATCAATACGGCCGTGTCGGCGCACGTAAAGGCTGGTCTAAAGTCAATAGCAGCTCTGGCAACTTGGGCGCTAATGACGTCGGCGTCATTCATGAACTGGTAGTAGCGGACGGCACATACACCGTACTGTTTGCCGGCAACAACAAGATTTTTAAGCTTGATGGCAGCAATGCGGTTGTCGAGTTGACCTACGGGGGAGGGGGTACTGCCCCGACGATCACAGCCAACAACTGGCAGTGCGCCTCGCTTAATGGCATTACTTATTTCTTCCAGACGGGCCATGACCCGCTAATTTACGATCCAGCGGTCAGCACCACCACGTATCGCCGTGTGAGCGAGAAGACAGGCTATGCAGGCACGGTGCCGTCAGGCAATATCGTCATCTCAGCATACGGTCGTCTGTGGATTGCTAATACGGCATCTGACAAGCAAACATTGACGTTTTCGGATCTGCTGGCGGGGCATATCTATACCGGCGGCACGTCTGGCACGTTGAATGTGAATAACGTTTGGCCTGCTGGACCAGACGAGATCGTTGGCCTGGCAGCCCACAACAATTTCCTGATTATCTTCGGCAAGCGCCAGATATTGGTATATCAAGGCGCAACGGCGCCGGCCACAATGTCGTTAAACGATACAGTAGTGGGCATTGGCTGCATCGCGCGCGACTCAATCCAAGGCACTGCGACCGATGTCTTCTTCCTGTCCAACAGCGGCGTGCGGTCGTTAATGCGCACGATTCAGGAAAAGTCAGCACCGTTTCGCGACATCAGCAAGAATGTGCGTAATGACTTTATGGGTATTGTTGCGGGCGAGACATTGGCAAACATCAAGGCCGTGTACTCGGAAATAAATGCATTTTATTTGCTAACACTACCTAGCAATCAATCGGTATATGTATTTGATACTCGCGGGTATCTTCCTGATGGGTCATCAAGAGTTACTGTATGGACGTCGATTACGCCATCGGCGTTATTATCGCGCCGTAATGGCGATTTGCTGCTGGGACAGACTGGTTACATTGGCAAGTACAGCACCTATCTAGATGACACTGCTGAGTACCGTTTTCAGTACTACACCAACCATAGCGACTTGGGCGACCAAAGTGTTACGTCTATATTGAAACGCATTGGCGTTATTGTGATTGGCGGCACGAATCAATATGTGACGATTAAATGGTGTTTCGATTTTAGCGAAAATTATTTGTCGCAAAACACGCAAATCCCAACGCAGAGTGTATCTGAGTACGGCATAGCAGAGTATGGTTCTAATGGTGTTCCTCTTGCGGAGTACGCCGATGGTATTGCATTACAAACACTTTACGCACAAGGCACGGGGTCTGGTCGCATTGTGCAAACAGGTTATGAGGCGGATATTAATTCTTCGGCGCTGTCGATTCAGAAAATTGAAATTCAGTCGAAAAACGGAAGGCTGTCATGAGTAATTACACAAAAAGTACAGATTTTGCTGCTAAAGATGCATTGGCATCTGGTAACGCGGGGAAGATTGTTAAGGGCACGGAGATTGATACCGAGTTCAATAATATTGCCACGGCTGTCGCAACTAAAGCTGATTTGGCTAGTCCAATATTTACAGGATCGCCTGCGCTGCCTACTGGAACTACTGCAGCTACGCAATCCTATGGTAATAACACAACTGCGTTAGCTACTACGGCATTTGTGCAGGCTGCTCTTGCAGCGTTGTACCCTGTAGGATCTATCTACACTAATGCTACTAACAGTACCAACCCTGGTACGTTGTTGGGGTTTGGTACATGGACCGCGTTTGGTGCTGGTCGAGTCATGGTTGGTTTTGATTCTGGCAACTCATTATTTGACACAGCGGAAGAGACGGGTGGTTCAGCTAATTCTTCTGTAGTTAGCCATACCCATACGGCTACTTCTACCGTAACTGATTCTGGTCATAGTCATACAGTTACTACATATAAATCTACTGATGACGGTGCTTTTATAGATGGTGGTCAAGGCAATGGTGGTGTAGGTGGAACTCCATCAACTTCTACCGTAACAACAGGCATTACAGTAGCTACTAGCCTCTCAACGGAAGGCTCAAGCGGCACTAACGCAAACTACCAGCCGTACATCACGGTCTATATGTGGAAGCGGACAGCATGATTGTTGAAACCTTACCTGATCATCAGATCATTCATCATTTTAGTGATGGTCTGTATGCCAAAGAGATGCGTGTTGAAGCTGGACAAGCAATTCTAAAACACACGCATAACTTTAGCCATTTGTCGATTCTGGCTCGAGGTAAGGTAGCAGTATTGATCGGCGATGAAATTGAAATTATCTCTGCGCCGGCGTGTTTGGAAATTAAAGCGGACGTAGTACACGGCGTTAAAGCCATTGAAGATTGTGTTTGGTATTGCATCCACGCCACGGACGAGAAGGACGCGGCTAAAGTGGATGAAGTCATCATAAAGGGGTACTAACATGCCAATAACGGCAGCTCTTATCGGCGGCGGCGCCAGTCTTTTAGGCGGCATCATGGGCGGCGATGCCCAAAAACGAGCCGCACAAATTTCCGCTGACGCGCAACTGCGCGCTGCGCGACTCGCTGCCGAAGAGCAGCGCTTCCGCCCAGTTGGGGTGACGACACGGTTTGGCCGTAGCCAATTCCAGTTTGGGCCTGAAGGCCGACTGATTGGCGCTGGTTACCAGATCGACCCTCAACTGCGTGCCTATCAAGACCGTCTGCAAGCACTGGCCGAACAGCGGCTTGGCGAAGCCGAGATGGCACCTGAAGCTTACGCGCCTCTACGCGAAGCTGGCGGCCGTCTGATGCAGCTCGGTGGCCAGTATTTGGCTGAGACACCGGAGCAAGTAGCGCAGAAGTACATGCAGCGCCAACTTGACTTGCTGGCGCCGTCGCGGGAGCGTCAATATGCTCAGCTGCAGAACCAGTTGTACCAGACAGGCCGTGGCGGTTTGGCCGTTGGCGGCACTGGCATGCGCCCAAGCGGTGCTCCCGGTCTTGCAGCAGCCAATCCTGAGATGGAAGCGTACTACAACGCTTTAGCACAGCAGGATGCTGCCCTGGCGGCTCAAGCGCAACAGGAAGGCCAGCGTCAACTGGCGTTTGGCACCGGCCTGTTTGGCCAAGGCGCCGGGCTCTACGGTGGCTACGAGTCAGGCGTAACCGGCGCGCTGTCGCCATTTACTACGGCATTGGGCGGCGTCTCGACGCTCGAGAGCTTGGGCCAACAGCCGCTGGATATTGGTGCGCAGTTGGGTGGCCGCGCGGCTACGGCAGGCGCCAACGTAGGGCAGTCGTTATTGACGGGTGGATTAAGCGCAGCCCGCACTACGCAAGCGGCTTCAATTGACCCGTGGTCTGCTGCGTTATCAGGTTTGGGTAGTAGCCCGCAATTAGGCCAAATGGGTTCACAGATTTATGACTGGGCCAAAGGCATGTTTGGCGGCACGCCTGCGCAATCTACTATGTATGCTGAATCAAGCCCTATGATGTATTTACCGTCATTTGGGCAAAATCCAGCAATTATTCCTCGAGGCACTAGCGGCTACAGTTTCTCGTATTAAGGATATGTTATGGCTACCAGTGATATCTTAGGTCTGTTTGTGTCGCCTGAACAATATCAGGCGCAGCAGTTGGCGCAACAGCAAGCCGCTGAACAACAGCGCGCATTTAACTTTGCCCAGTTGAGCCCCCGTGATCAAGCCGTCTACGGCATGTTCTTGGGCGGACAACAGTTAGCCCGTGGATTGGGCGGTCTCTTGGGTGTGCAAGATCCCCAGCTGCAACGCATTCGTCAACGCGAAGAAATCATGCGGTCGATCAACCCGGCGGATATGGCTTCCTTGACCGCTGGTATTCAGCGCGCATCACAAATGGGCGACCAAGAGTTGGCCTTGTCGTTGACCGACTTTATGAATAAGCAAGGTAGCGAGATAGCGCTGACCAAACAGCGTGAAACGGAAAAAGTCCCGCAAGATATACAGATTGCCGCAAGAATTCGTAAGTTGACAGAAGATAGACTTAAACTGCCTGAAAACGAACGCGGTCCTATAGACGCTGAAATACAACGACTTCAAAAGGCACTCCGCCCCGGCGCCGAGGATAAATACGCACAACTTCAAGATCTATATGTTAAGCGCGAGGAAGCTGTCGCTCAGTTTGGTGTAGATTCGAACGCGGTTAAAAGTATTGACCGTCTGATCCAGTCATTGGCACCACTAAAAGGCGGCGCAGGTGAAGGTGATGGCGAAGGTGATGGTGCAGGTAAGGGTAAGCATAAAGAACTTGTTATTGCTAGAGAGCGCGCACGTATAGACGAACGACTCAGGGTACTAGACTCCCAAAATATGGGAGATAGTCCTGAAGCACAAGAATTGCGCAATACTAAAAAATATCTTGACCAAGCAGAAACTAAAGCAACTATCGATGACGTTACGCGTCTTGAAGGGTACTTAACTGAACTTTCTACTATACAAACAAAATATGGTCCTGACACTAAAGGGTTTGAAAATGATCCTAGAGCCAAGGCACTGCAGATGCTTATCGATAAATCTACCGATCGTAAAGGCGGCAAAGAGTTTGAATCGTTGGTAGTGGCTGACAATATTGTTAAGTTACGTAAGCAAATACGCGACGCTAAAGATCCTTCCGCACCTGAAGTTTTGGAAGCCAAAGATAGGTTGGCCGTACTGGAGCAGCAGCTCAGGAAAGACAAGCCAAATCTTACCGTGGTCGGCGAAGTTAGATCTGGCACAGATAAAGGAAAGACTGTTTATGTTGATGAGAATAAAGACCAACAATTTGTATACTCAAAAAATGAGAAAGGTGAGCAAGTACGTAAATTAGTATCTGATGTTGATGTAGATAGAATGACATCGCAAGTCACTGCAACCGCGTCTTCATCAGCGCCTGGCGTCAAAGCATTTAGAGAAAAGCTTGGCGGATTGGACGCCAAAGACGTTGAAGCCGCTCGCGCTAATCGTGATAACGCAATTGCTGCACTTAATACGTTGAACGAGCTTACCCGCCTTGATCAGCAAGGTGTTACTAGCGGCGCGTTTGCTGAAGGTCGTATAGGCGCGGTTAACTTACTCAATACGCTTGGTTTGGTTAGCAATAAAGACGCAGGTACGTTAGCTAACTCACAAACGTTTAGTAAAGTATCTGGCGACCTTATTTTGGCCACTTTGGGTGGAAAACTTGGAGCAGGTTTCTCTAACGATGATCGTAAGTTTATCGCTGGGTTGGTTCCTCAACTAGAGACAAGCCGTAAAGCGCGTCAACAGTTGATTAACTTTATGGTGAATAAGAACCAGCTCATCATAGATGAAGCTATTCGTCTTGAAGATTACGCTAGAGAGAATGACGGATTAAAAGGCTTTAGGCCAAAAATACCTATTGTTAATGCGCCGGCGCCGGGCACTGTGAGATCGATGACGGATGACGAGTTAAAAGCAGCGATTGAAAAAGCCAGGAAAGGTAAGTAGACATGGCCGAGCCGACACTAGAGGAATTGCAAGCTGAAGCCGCTCGTCGCGGTTTAGTGACTAGCACTGAATCTGTCATGGATGAGCGCGGGTCTAGTTTTGATGAGTTTGTCAAAGCTGGTGAGTCATTACTTAAAGGTCCGGTAAAAGGCATTATCAATATCGTTGGTGGCTGGGGCAATCTGTACGATTATTTAATTAAGTCAGGCGACCCTAGTGCTTTGTCCGGCGCGGGCATAGCACGCGGCATTAAGAATCTTACTGGCGTTGATATCCTGACTATCCCCGGTTATCGCGGCGTATACGAGTTCGGCGAAGCCGGCGCTCCTAACGTCGCTTTTTCATTGATGGGCGTGCCTGGTCTGTTTAGCCGCACTCCTGCGGGTTTGGCGGGTGAGTTCGGCGCGGCAGGTACTACATCACTAGCTGCGCAACAAATCGCGCCTGAGAGTCCGTTAGTTCAGATGGGGCTGATGCTGTCACCTTACGCGGCTAAGTCGCTCTACGGCGCGACACAAGGTATGATCACCCGCCCTCGCGGTACTTATCCCACCGAAGCCGAAGTTAACGAACTCTTGCGCGTAGGTCGTATCACGCCCGGCGAAGCCAGCTTGTTCCGCAACCAGTTAGCCACCGAGGCCCGCGTTGAGGCAGCGCCGTCGTCAGGCCAAGCGCCTTCGCAATTCCGTATTGGTCAGGCCAAGGACGTGGAATCGTTCCTGAGTAACCTATTTGACCGTGCTGCTGGCGCGCCTGTGACTACAGCGCAAGCGCAGCAGGTCACTGGCAGCATCGTTGACGCGTTCAAGAATTACGGTAAGACACTGTCTACCCGGCTGCGGTTGGATGCCAAAAAAGACTTCAATGCCGCCAAGGCCTCTGGCGGTCAGGTAGATACTACGCCAATCGTTGACCGCGTCAGAGCGCAATTGGCAGGCATCGCACCTGAAGAGCCAGGATTTGCATCTCTAAAGCAATCGCTTCAGAACATATTGGATGAATATGTGGACCCCGGCGCGCCTGCATCGGTTACGCCATCATCTATCGTAGGACCGACAGGCCAACCTGCGTCAGTCAATGTTACGCCTGCTCGTCCGCCGTCTAATAAGCCAATCAGTATCGGTCGTTTACAAGACAATCTAGCCGTTTGGGGTGAGGCTGCGTATTCGGGCAAAGCTGACTTTGGTAAAGGCAACATTTTTGAGAATGTCGCGCCTGGCAAAGCCAAAGGCATCGCATTGTCGGTGCTGCGCGGCTTTAAGGAGTCACTGGACGAGGCGATTAACAACAATATCCCTGGTGCAGACAAACTGAAGGCTGCACGGGATAATTTTGCAGCCAATATTGACCGCATCGAAGAATTCTCCAACCGGCCATTGACCAAAGCGTTTGATGTTCAAAACGTCAGTCAGTTGGTGCCAGAAGACGTACTGGCTAAATTGAAGCGTATGCCACCGTCGCAGCGCGCTATCCTCATCGATGTCATGCAAAATAACCCTAACCCACAGGTCAACATGGTATTGGAAACCATGCGTCGAGCGCAGATGGACGATGTGTTGAGCCGTGGTCGTCAGGGCGCAGAAGGCGCGTCTGCACTAGACCCGCAGTTCAGCCTTAAACAGACGTTGCGCGCGTTGCAGCGCAAAGGCGATCTGGCTGATCTGTTCCCTAATCCAACAGATCTGGCTGACGCGCAATTGGCCATTAAGTATTTGCAGCAAGTCATGTCTAAAGAGGCCTCAATGGGTCTTGGTGGGCCATCCGGCGGCACTGTGTTCGGCGCTACGCGCGGCGCAGGCGCTAACGTGCAATCCAGTCTGCTGCTGCGTGAATTGGTCGGGTTTACCCGCGACGTTATCGCCAGCCCAGAAGCCTTCTCCAAGGTGATTTTTGATCCCAATAATCGTAAACTTATTACGGATCTGGCACGGGGCAAAACCAAAGGTGACCGCGCTTTAGAGGCCTTGAATACACTTAAACGTGGGCTGATACAGGTCGGTACACGCGGTGTTGCCGCATCAGAAACGACACCTACAACGGTAGAGGAACGAGTATTGCCAGAAGTACCAGTAGTTGAAAGCAGAGAACTTACACTAGAACAATTACTAGAAGAAGCACGTAATCGCGGTATGGATGTGGGTGAGTAAAAATTGACCCGCTCACCCTACTGGCGGCTGCAAATGCTGCGGTTGCAGCAGTCAAGAAGGGGTGTCAGCTTTACAAGGACATTAAAGGTGCCGCTGGCGAGGTTAAGGATGTACTGGATGATCTGAAGTCGCAGTTCCAGAAGATACCAAACCCCACCAACGCACAGAAACAGCAGTACAACGAGGAAGTCCAGCGCGTTCAGGAAATCGGCCGGGCCGATCCGAACGATGTGTTTCTCCAGATTGGCAACGATCTGGGTGCGTTGATGGATGCCTATGATGAGATCGGAAAAGCCTTCCTTATGGAGGAAGCGCAAGCCAAAGAGGTCTACACCGGCACCCAGTCCATCGGGAAACGGGCGTTGAACCGGGTCATCATCCGGTCAAGATTGGACGCCATGCTCGCCGAATTACGCGAGACAATGGTCTACAAGGCCCCACCCGAGTTGGGCGACTTGTGGGGCAAGTATGAAAAGATGTGGAAGCAAATCATCGCGGAGCAGGACGAAGCGCATAAGCGCGAAACCTACCGGATGCAGCAGGAGCGATTGAACAGACGCAGGATGGTAAGAAGACGCTGGGAGTACGCAACATGGTTTGGGGCAGTATTTTTCGTCGTCGTGTGGCTCCTCGCCGTCCTGTATCTTCTAAGGGAGAGTCTGACGTATCGCTTATTGTCGTCTTATGTGTGGCGATAATGGCATTGACCTTCGTGGTGGTTATCCCAATTATGGGGGTCATGTACATGGATCTTAACAATGCCAGAGCGGCAGTTGAGATGGAAATCAAAGCAATACGAGAGTTACGCAAGCAAATAATTGCTGATCAAATGCGAGGTGAGCCTTGATTACGTTACAACAGTTCAAGCAGTTAGTTCCCAACACCAAATACCCACAGCAGTGGTACGACACCTTGTTTGGCCACAAGTCCATTCTAGGCAACAAAACCCTGCTGGACGAGTACGAGATCAACACCCCCAAGCGTATTGCCGCGTTCATGGCCCAATGCGGTCATGAGTCGGGCGGCTTTGTGTTCCTCACCGAGAATCTGAACTACAGCGCAGCAGGTCTGATGAAAACCTTTGCCAAGTATTTTCCTGATCAGGCGACCGCAAACGCCTACGCCAGACAGCCCGACAAGATCGCCAACCGCGTCTACGCCAACCGTATGGGCAACGGCGACGAGGCGTCGGGCGATGGCGCCCGGTACAAGGGCCGAGGTTTGATACAAGTCACCGGCAAGGACAACTATTTCTGGTTCGCGTCGTCGCTCGAGATCACGCCTGAAGCTGCTGCCGAATACATGCAGACCTTCGAGGGCGCAGCGCAAAGCGCCTGCTGGTACTGGGAAACCGCAAAACTGAACGCGTTGGCCGACGCTGGCGACATACTGACTATGACCAAGCGGATTAACGGAGGAACCATTGGACTCGAAGACCGTAAGAAACATTACGCTCATGCTCTGCATGTGCTGGGCGGCTAACGCCTGCAGCGACCGCTTTCGGTACCCTTGCCAGGATCCGGCCAACTGGGAGACGAAAGAGTGCAAGCCGCCTATCTGCACGGCGACAGGAACCTGTCCCGACGATGTAACCCAACCTGAAAAGGCCAAACCATGACGCATCTGACCGAAGAACAACTTAACGCCTATCTGAAGTTCGCGATCGGTATTACGTTCTGCGCAATTCTGGGCATGATGGCGACCCTGGCCATGTACTCGGTCGTGTTCGTGACGCAGCCGATGTCGGGCATGGCGCCAGCGGACAAACAGTTTTTCTTGCTGCTCTCGGACATGTCAAAGTACATCCTGGGCGCCTTGGCCACGCTGATCGCGGTTAAAGGCAAAGAAGCCCTGCCACAGTTCGTGCCGCCTAATCTGAGCAAGCCAGAGCCAGAGCCACCAAAGCCGGTAGTAACCACTACGGTGACCACGGTACGCACGGAGTCGGAACCCACAACAGTCGGCTACGGTGGCAAACCTGCCCCAGTTCAACCACCCCACCCAGAGAGAGACGAATGAAAACGCTATTGATAACTTTATTGGCCCTGACTGTTAACTTATCGCTGGCTGCCGAAACCAAAAAGGTCTGCCACAAAGAGAAGCAAAAGGGCAAAGAAGTCGAAGTCTGCAAAATGATCAAGGTTCATAAGAAACTCGACGGCACGAAAGTGCCGCCCAAATGAATCCTTGGTTTATCCTGGGCGCCACGCTGGCAGTAGCGGCTGCCGGCGCTGGCGGCCTGTACAAGGGCCACGAACTTGGCATGGCCAAGGTCCAGCAGGCATGGGATAAAGAGAAGACCCAGCAGTACGCGGCGTATGCCGAAGCGCAGGAAGCCGCGCGTCAGAAGGAGCAAGACTTGCAGGCGTCAGCGGACAAATTGCGAAAGGACAAAGATGCAGAAATTCGGAATATCAACGCTCGCGCCGCTGCTCTTGCTAACAGCCTGCGCGAGCGCCCCAGTCGCCCCACCGCCGAAGCCAGTGCCGTGCCCAGTACCGCCAGCGCTGGATGCGCCCCCACCAGCTGTACTGGAGCAGGACTTTCTCGAGAGGATGCAGCATTTCTTGCAGGGGAGGCTGCCAGAGCAGATGAGCTCCGCGCAGCCCTCAAGCAATGCCACGCCCAGTACGAATCCCTAAGACCCAAGTAATTACATGCGGTGCCGTCGCAGCTGGCGGCAGACGGCGCGGTCTTGTGGCGACATGTCGGGCGATATCTCCGCGATGCCGCATTCGGCGGCCGTAGGGCGGTGCGGTTCATCAACGAAAAAAACCAAGAACCCGAGCGTTGCGATGATGATCATCGCGTAATAGATATAGACAAGTTCTTTCATACGCTCAGTAGCCTCCCAAAAAATTTAGTAAGTGGCGATTCATGATGCGGCTTGGCGCCCAACATAATGTCCTGCACAAAGCGCTCTTCAGGCGTTGCAGGTTTAGCGTAGAACTCCGGCACGTAGTGCGCGCCAATCTTAGGGGGTTCTTCTCGGATAAAGTTTCCGTCACGAAGCATCTTTTTTCCTCCTATCTTCATTTGCGCGGCGAGCGTCAACGCCTTTCTTTTTTATCAACGCCGCCTCTTGGTTAGTATAGATCGATTTTCCTACCATCACGTTGCCGGCAATCCACACCTCGGCTGAGTAGGCACTAATCTTGCATGAGTCACATCGACGTTGCCGTCGGATGCCACCTGGTTGTTGGTTAGTGTTCACAACGAACGTTCTAGAACCACAGTGCTGACATTTCATGGGCGCACTGCTTTCTGCAAAATCTCGACCCGTTCACGGGCATCGCGCAAAGCGCAGTAGCGCTGGTGCAGTCGCTCAAGAATGGAACTCCGGCGCTCGTTCAATTGCTCATGCGTTAGCAAGGCAAACACCTCATCTTCGGATAGCGTCGCAATCTTGTCATTTAGGGCGCGCCAACTTAGCTTTTTCATGGTTAATCCTCTGTTCAATTTTAGTAACGTCTTCTAATGCTCGCTCAAATGCCCGCTGCATCTGATTTAATTCGCGGCGGCGCGCGCGTTCTTCGGCCTGCGCTGCTCGCAACTTGGCCATCCAGTATTGCAGCCGTTTCATTTCAATGCCTCCATTGCTATGTCGGAAATTGCTCGTTTGTCGTGCAGAGCGGCGAAGATCTTTTCGTCAACTGTCTTTTCGGCGAGCAGAATATAGACCCACACGTCGCGCTGCTGTCCAGATCGGTGGAGTCGTCCAATGACCTGTTCATAGAGTTCCAGCGACCACGGCAACGACAAAAAGACCATGTGGCATCCACCGTGCTGGAGGTTAAGACCGTGTCCGGCGGATTTTGGATGTACAGCAAGGAGCTCCGTTTGGCCGGCGTTCCATCGCTCAATAGCGCGGTCATCATCGAGCGTGGCAAGTTTCGGATAGCGGCGACGAAGTTCTGCCACCTCTTCCTGAAACTGGTAAACGATAAGCGTGTTCGCATGTTGATTCTCCTCCAATAGTTCGTCCAACCGATCAAACTTGTGGCTGCTAAACCAGACAGCCTCCTTGCTGCTAGTGAATTTACCCGGCGCGTCCGACGCCACGCGGCTGCTGTCGTACACAAAGCCGGACGCCATCTGTTGCAACTTTGATGTAACGGCGGCGGCGTTGGCCGCCAGTACCTCGGCGGTCGGAAAGCGCACCACGAAATCTTTTTTCATCTTCTCGTAGGGCTGCCGGTCGTCCAGCTGGCATCGCAGCTCGACGACATGGCACTCGGGCAGCTTGTCCTTGTACTCGCCCGGCTCCAAGACATAGGTCGCCGGCTTGATGCGCTCCATGACCAGCGGCAGGGCGCCAGGGCGTGGCAGCCACTCGCCGAAGTCGCGGTTCATACATACAAAGTATTGCTGCAGGAAGGCGCCCTTGGCGCGGCCAAGCAGCTTCTCGTCGATGATCTTGCACTGCCCGAAGACATCCTCGAGGCCGTTAGACGTGAACGACCCGGTCAAACCCCAGCGGATTTTGAACTGGCCAATCACCTTGTGCAGCGCCTTGAACCGCGTGCCTGACGGGTTCTTCAGCTTTGTCAGCTCATCAAACACAATGGCGTCGAACGATGACAGATCCTGCTCGGCCAGCCACTGGATGTTGTCGTAGTTGATGACCACTATTGAATCGCCATGCTTCATTGCAGCCCAGCGAAGTGTTGGTGATCCTACCGCTACAGCAATCGTCAGCGCAGACGCCCACTTGCGCGCCTCGACGGGCCACACGTCCGTGCAGACACGCTTGGGCGCGAGAACCAGGAAGCGTGACGCATGGCCGTCCTTAATCATTGCCTGCATGGCGGTCAGCGTGATCGCCGTCTTGCCTGCGCCCACAGGCGCCAAGATCATCGCTCGATCGCGCTCGTACAGGAAGTCAGCCGCTTCATCCTGATAGGGGCGCAGCTTAAGCATTTTTGGCCTTCAGCTTGGCTTCGATGGCGCGGCAAGTCCCAAACATACTCATTTCAAAGCAGTTTTCAATTTCCTCATCCGTCAGCCCTTGCCATTCGCGCTGTGGTGGGGCGGTGTAGAGTGGTTCGCCATGCCCTGTGTCGTAGTTTCTTAAAATTGTTTGTTCCGATATTTCTCTGCTGTTTGGGTCAATCCGTTTCACAACTTCCATCCACGCCACCGGCTCCGGTTCAGGCTGCGCTAGTCTGGCGCGGAGTGCTTCTACTGTTTCGTATTCAAGGATGTGTTTCTCCAACGCATCCAACGCCATCTGCATTAGCTCTCTATCTGTTGTCATAACTCCTCCCCGTTATCTTCAGCGGCTTTGTTCATGCGTTGTAGTGGAGTCATCCTTGCGCGGATAGCGTTTGCAACACCACTGGGACAACTGTCACAACGCGGCTCATATGCATTGCAGGTATGGATGCTGTCTTCTTTGTTCATAACTTATAACCCCTTAACCCACTCATCCACCATTTCCTTTGACCATAAACAGGCATAGTTTTGTCTCAATCGCAACACATCGTTGCGGAATATCTTTTGCAGCTCTGACAGGCGCCCTTTGGGGGCTTTCAATTCTATAAACCACGTAGATCCATCAGGCATACAAGCGATGCGGTCACTCACTCCGCGCTGGGTGATGGACTTGAACTTGTACGTCTTGCCGCCAGCCCGCTCGACCGTCCAGACAAAATAATTCTCGATCTCTGATTCACGCATGGCCGAAATATAACACCCTAAAAAAGTATTTGACAAGGATTATCTTACCGGGCATAGTCGGGGTTCAAACAGTTCAGGAGAGTACAGTGAACCATTCTAATATTGTCGGTGGCTCGACTGCCAAGCGCGTCATCAGCTGCCCGGCGTCAGTCGCACTCTGCGCCAAGATGCCGCCCAAACCCTCGAGTGAACACGCAGACCGTGGCACACTGCTGCACAACGTGATCGCCGAACTACTCGAGTTCGACAAGCCGCCACAGCAGTGCATTGGCGCCACCTACAAAGATCAGGTTCTAACACAGGAGCTACTTGATGAGAAGATTATTCCCGCTCTTGAAGCACTCGACACCATCGACCCCGACAAGACGATGGAATACATGGTGGAGACCCGAGTTGGGTTTGGCGATTATCTGCCTGGTGTCTTTGGTAGCACTGACCTACTTGGGCGTAAGAATAAACGCGCGGTCGTTCTGGATTGGAAATTTGGCGATGGTGTACTTGTGGATGCTGTGGAAAACCCTCAGCTACTATTTTACGCAGCTGCGGCAATGCGAACACCCGCCGCACAATGGGTCTTTGAAGACGTAGAAGAAATCGAGTGCATCATCGTGCAGCCGCCGGCCATCCGTCGTTGGGTGACGACACCGGCGCGGGTGATTGACTTTGAAATCGAGTTAGCCAAGGCCGTTCGCATCGCCAGTTGGCCTAACGCGCCGATGCAAACAGGCGACCATTGCCGCTGGTGCGCAGCCAAGCCGATCTGCCCGCAGATGACAGGCGAAGTCGAGCGTGCGCTGAAACTGCAGCTGGCTAACCTGCCGGCAGAACAGATCGCGATGCAATTAGAGCAAGCCGATCGACTGGAAGACTACATCAAAGACCTGCGTGCGCTGGCGTTCCAGATGCTTGAAAAGGATCACCCGGTGCCAGGCTACAAGTTAGTCGCCAAGCAGGCGCAGCGCCAGTGGGTGAGCGAAGAGAAGGCCAAGCAGTTTCTGTTAAAGTCTCTTGTTGAGCCGTACAAAGAGCTTGAAGTTATTTCTCCAGCGCAGGCCGAGAAGGCGCTTAAAAAGATTAAAATAAAATTACCGTCGCATCTGGTTGTATCGGTTTCGTCGGGTAGTACGTTGGCACCGGAGTCAGATCCGAGGCCAGCGGTGTTGCAAATCGGGAAGCAGTTAACTGCGGCCCTCTCTAAACTTTAAAGTAAAGGAAAGTACAATGTCATTCGCTCTAGCAAATCTCCCAAACGTCGCGGCCTTGACTACTGCTCTGCGCACGCTTGAAAAAGACGTCGGTCCTGTGGGCTCCATCATCCTGAAGATGGATAAACGTGGGGACTGGATCTACGGCGCAAACCAAACGGAAGTCGAAGAAGGCACGCTCTGGGCTGTCAACCCAATGTCGTTCGTTCACGGCTATATCGCTTGGGGCGACGCTGAAGTGCTGGCCGAGACGATGGTTCCTGTCATGGAGCCATTGCCTGAAGTTGGTGCAGCACCACCCAACGCCGAGAAAGGCTGGCAAGTGCAAGTGGGTATGGGTTTGAAAGCCCTTAGCGGTGCAGACAAGGGCATGGAAGTGCGCTTTACTGTGACGTCGGTGGGCGGTAAGAAAGCCGTGCAGCAATTAGGCGTTGCGATTGCGCAGCAGATTGAAACCGATCAGAGCAAGCCGGTTCCCGTCGTGCGCTTGAAAAACGACTCATACAAACACAAGAGCTACGGCAAGATTTTCACGCCAGTGTTTGAAATTGTTGAGTGGGTCGGCATGGACGGCAAATCGGAAGAGGCGGAGCAAGACGCGCCTGCTGAAGAAGCCGCACCAGCACGTCGTCGTCGCTCGGCGTAAGTAGCACGGGGGAAAGCGGATGCTGCGGATACGTCCCATGGCCACCGAGGCTCAGTGCAGCGAGTACCCCACCCTTCAATGGCCCTAGTTGTCTAATCATCAGGTTTTTCCTTGGTCGGTTCGACCTGATGAGGCGGTGACTGGGGCCACCCTCTCAGAATAAAAATTATGAAAATTCTTATAGCTTGCGAATATTCCGGGGCTGTCCGTGACGCATTTATAGCTAGAGGTCATGAAGCTATGTCGTGCGACATATTGGCTACCGATGCGCCTGGCCCTCATTACCAAGGCGATATATTTGATGTTATTGATGACGGATGGGATTTAATGATTGCCTTCCCTCCTTGCACGCATTTGGCAGTCAGCGGGGCAAAACATTTTGCAAAGAAGCGCGCTGATGGACGGCAACAACAGGGCATAGATTTTTTTATGAAAATTGCTAACGCAAATATACCCAAAATAGCTGTAGAAAATCCTGTTGGGATTATGAGTACCATTTACCGTAAACCAGATCAAATAATTCAGCCATGGCAATTTGGTGATAAAGCCCAAAAAACAACTTGTCTGTGGCTTAAAAATTTACCGTTACTAAGCCCTACGAATATTGTTGATAAAGGCGATTTCTATATATCGCCTACAGGGAAAAAACTGCCTAAATGGTACTCAGACAATAAAAGCGGAAAAATAAGGTCAAAAACATTTCAAGGCATTGCCGACGCAATGGCAGCGCAATGGGGATGACGCTCTGGCTTGATTTCGAAACCCGGTCGCGATGCGATCTCACCACCAAGGGGGTTTACAACTATGCGCAAGATGCAAGTACAGATGTACTGTGTATGTCCTACGCGTTTGACGACGATGACGTTGTCACCTGGACTCCCGACCAGCCGTTCCCTGACGCGGTACGGCATCACAAGGGGCGAATCTACGCTCATAACGCTGCGTTCGAGCGCCTTATTTTCTGGTACGTCCTACAAGTTAATTTCGATCTCACGCAGTTCTATTGCACCGCGACACAAGCGCGTGCTAACTGCTTGCCTGGGTCTCTCGAAGACGTCGGACGCGCCATCTCCAGCAACATGCGCAAAGACCACCGAGGAAGCCAACTCATACGAGCATTATCTATACCCCGCGCTGATGGATCATTTAATACCGATCCCGCCCTTCTGGCCGAGATGATCGCCTACTGCGAGCAGGACGTGCGCGCCATGCGCGAGATTTCCAAGGCCATGCGGCCGCTGTCCGATCAGGAGTTAGCCGACTACCACGTCAACGAGCGCATCAACGACCGTGGCGTGTTGCTCGACATGCCACTGGCACAAGCCGCAGTGCGCTACGCTTCGGTCGAACTAGAAGAAATCGAGACGTTAGTCGCTGACATTACCCAGGGCGAGATCCAGTCGGTGCGCAGCCCACGCATGAAGCAGTGGGTCATGGACCGTGTCGGCCCGCAGGCGCTAAAGATGATGGAGGTCTACAAGGATGGCGAAAAGAAGTACAGTATCGACAAATCAATCCGCGCTAATTTGCTCGCTTTTGCAGAGGAGAACCCTGATGAGATTCCGGCCACTGTTGCGGACGTCATTCAATGCGCAGATGACCTCTGGGCGTCGTCGGTTGCGAAGTTCAGCCGCCTTGCGGGCCTGGCAGATGAAGACGATCACCGAGTACGAGGTGCTTTCGTATTTGCAGGAGGATCTGCCACCGGACGTGCTTCAAGCTATGGCGCGCAAGTTCACAACTTTACGCGCAAGTGCGCCGCAG